TGATGAAGTACCATTCCAGTTCCACATTTGGTCGCCATTCCAACCTGTGAATGTACCTGCGTCAACTGTTCCGAAACCATTCATTGGGAAGAAGTTATTTGTTGACCAATCCCATCCAACTCTTGGAACCATTGTGATTAAAGGAGGTTCAAATACAGTATCTACCCATTCGTCTGAAGTGGGAGATAATGTTATATTACCTACTCCTGTAATTACAGCAAATGGGTTTACATTTTCTGTTCCTGTTGCCTTAATTTGTTTTATCGCTGAGTCTTCACTATAGTTAATGAAGACTGTATCGCCCTTTAATATAGTGTTTGTTGACTTATCAGAATCATATCTTAAAGTGAAATTGTTTGTCAACTGTTGATTTTGCATAGTTCCAAGGGATGGGTCAATCGCAGAACGATTCTCTACATTATTGAAATCAGTAAAGGCACGATTTCTAAAGTTATCAACAAAGAACCCTGACTTAGTTCTGATATTACCACTTCCGTCTAGTACTAATAAAGAGTTTGTATCAACCTCTAGTAAATTTAAAGAAGTTGTCTCTTCAATTTTATCAATACGTTTCTCTAATTTAGAGATGTCATTCATTGTAAATCGTTTTGCTTCAATTGGATTTATGGCAAGGTCTTTTTCACTTAGTCCATAAGCATTATGAGATATTTCAAATAATGGTAAAGTTCCTTCTGGTGTAGGGGGAAGTGATGCATCAAGAGCAGCAGTACCTGTAATATTCTTTATTATACCTTGTTCTGTTATAACAATTTTATCAGAACGGTTAAGATAGTTTGTTACATCTCCACTAAAGAAATCTCCATTTTTAGGAAGTTCATGCATAGTAGCGTCTCTGCCACCACTAGCATCACCAAATGTTCCATCAGAGTCAACAGCAGAACGGAAGTCTATAACATCCCTTAAATTAGCAACTACTGTTCCATTTGATTTTAAGTCTGGTATTTTATTGTATGCTATCTCACCGTCATATGAATCAACTGAAAAGAAATCTCCATCTGTTGCATGCTCGAAGTGTTTATATTTTACAAAAAGAGTTCCTGTTGGGTCGGTTGTACCCTTATCTAAAACAAGTCTTGCATTTGCGTAGTGACTTACTCTTTGTCCGTTATCAACATTAAACTTATGCGACAAGTCTGTTCCATTTGTATTGGTTTGTTTTATTTCCGATACTGATATAATATCTGTATTATGTAAGTCAACATATTTCACTCCGGTTCTACTATCTGTCAATAGACCTTGTGTTAAATCTACTGATAAAGTTTTTTCACGAAGAAATTTTCTCCTACGCGATGCTGATGCTTTATTGACCTTTGCTAATACTGTTACTGCTCTACCACTAACAAGAGAAGTATTGATAGCAGCAGAAGTAAAGGGAGAATTTATTGTAAACGTTGATGCCGCAACATCTCCTGTTGTAGTATCTGTTACTATCCACTCACCACTACTTACAAAAGTTTCTCCAGTCGCTAATCCGGATATTGAGAAGTCACCATTAGTGCCTGTTGAGGCAGTGAAAAGTCTTTGAACTTCGAAGTTACTGCTTGATATAGTTTTGATACGAGGATAAGATGTGCTATACACGAGTGTATTATTACCTGACTCTTTTAAAACTGCTTTAGAATTTTCTAGTAAAACGTTTGCAAATCTTATTGTTGATAAACCAATACTTTTAACGTCACGAATATTTTTAGTTGCATTCATTTTAATATCAAATAAATAGACTTTAAAGTTACTGCCGTCTTTTTCTACTGATCGAACTCTTGCAGTACCTAATGTTAAAGTTGTACTATCTGTATATCCTGCTTTGTCTCTTAGGTTGATCACCTCAAATGAATCTATACCAAACTTACCTTCAAAGGTATCACATATAAAATATGAACCATATGAGACTGGAGCAATATCATTATCAAGTACTGTTGTTGTTCTTGGTTTTAATACAGTTAAAGTTGTTGGTTTGTTAGTTACCGCACGATATCCGTTTATGTATGCGACTCCTGGAGATATAGTAATACTTTGATTAGTGCCAGCATCTAAAACGTTTGACTTAAATCTTTTTACGATATAGTTTCCTGATTCTTCTTTTGTTCTTGTAGCAAGGACTTCAGTTATTTTATTATAATCATCTGTACCCGATACTTGATCAACAATTTTACCCTCAAACACATCACAGTAATAAACAAAGTTTTCATTAGCAGCAACTTCATCCCTTGTTGTTAAAGTAAGTTGAATCCTATATCTATCTGCTCCTGGAGATGTTTGATTAGGTGTTGCTCCTTGATTATCAAATAATGCGTCAGTATCTGTAGATGTTATTATATCTTCTGTTATTTTAAAACCAATAACTTTACTAGGATTTTGTGTATACTTAGAGAGTATAAGACCTTGTTCTTTAACGAATACGAAATGACCCCTTACAAAGAAGTCTCCTGAAGCATTATTAATCTTAGAACCACGACCCACAACGGGTTGTTTATCTAAACCTGCAGTTACAAGAGTTGTACTTCCGCTTGATAATGTTTCTGATACGCCAAACCTTACTGCTGAAGCACCAGTCCCACCATCTTTTGTCGAAGTGTACTGTATATAAAGAGTGTCTGGGTCATCACCTACTGCATCTACAACCTCAAGAACCCTTGCTTTTGCGCCATTACTTCCTGTAAATTCTAATCCTATAAGACTTGAGTTTAATATATTTGTTAAAGAGTTTGTTGCGAGTTTAACAAATTCATAATCATTATTAAGAGATGGACCTCCTGGATTTACGGCAGCACCATCTTTGAATATATTACGACCAAATCTTCCAATCTCTTCTTGTATAATTGTTTGCATCTGAGTGAGTTCGCGTGCCTGTAACGCGCGACCACTATTAAATAATATGCGGTGATAGTTATCACTATCCTTGTAGTCATCCTTATATGTTGACGAAAAGACATTTGAGGTAAAAGTTGTTGGCATTATTCTATTATCCTAAAGTTGTATGACTATTTTAATGTCTTCTGTTTGGTCTGCTGAACGAGTTACTGCTGCTCTATTATCTATATATAACACATCTCCAGTTGAGATATCTACCTCTGCTGCAGTTATATGAGAACTACCATGGATAGTTCCGTTACCGCCATCACCTCCAGTTAATGTATTTCCTACACCAAAAGTCCCATAACCTGTTGTGTCATTTTGATGGAATGTTAGTGTTTGCCCATTTGTAGATATAGCATCTACAACTGCCTTTGCGCCTGTAGTACTATCTGTTATAGTTTCATCAACAGAAAATGCTGCAGTGGGTGCACCACTTAATATTAATTTCCTTAAAGCAAGACCTGTTGAAGCAGTAAAGAGTGTACTACCATCTGTTGTTATATTTCTAAACAACCCTACTTGACGGAAATCATTTCCTATTATGAAATCTCCACTACCATCTGCTCCATCTGGTTTTACTACAAACATAATAGAACTTGAACGTAAATCAACTCTTGGGTCACTACCTAAACCGCCTTTTGAGGCAAATATGGGTCTAATGACCGCAGCAGTAGTTGGTGAACCACCTGTAATTTTCACAATAGCATTAGTGTATCCTGTACCTAAGTTTGCAGGAGTTCCGATACTTGTAACTTCTACTTTAGAAATTGCACCACCACTCAAAGTTGCTGTTGCGACAGCACCAGTCCCATCACCTTCAACAGCAAGAGTTACTGTTCCGCTATACCCTACTCCTCCAGATACAACTTCATATCCTAATATTTGTCCAGATACTGCAGCATCTTGTGCTGCTTTCTGTTGAGTTTCAGTAGCATTTCCAGGAGTACCAACTAATTTAACAGGAAGGAAATTAGCAGCAACGAACTTACTTACGTCTGCCGCAGATATAGAATATAAAAATCTCCACGCATATCCATCAGAAGTTTCAAAAATAATATAAGGGTTTGATGATTGTAAGGTGGGTTGTACTGTAGAATTTTGTACCACGCCATCAATTTTATTGTTTTGAACGCAAACGAATACGTCATTTTGGTCGTTCATAACATAATATGGGTTACTTGGGGCAACTGCTTGCTTGTCACTATATGCAGAGTATTTAGCATTCGCAGTCCAGTTATGTCTTTCAATAACAAACGTTGCGTCTGTATCTGCTACTTTCTTAACAGATTGAAGAGAATTTCTAAATAACCTTTCTTCGTAATCTGTATTTTCTGCAGGAATGGTTGTGTCTGTTGAGTTCCATTCTTCTGACCTACCTATACCGATATGATAATGGTTTGAAGCATTATCAAAGTCATCTTTAATAAACCCTATAGTATCTCTTTTGAATGTATTTGTTAATATTGCCATTTTATGCTACCGTTCCACCATGTGTTGATATTAATTGCCACTGAGTTCCATCAAACATAAGAGTTGCGGTCTTATGCTGCGCTAATGCGATTGATGTTCCTGCACCAAAAGCTGCAGGAGTTATTGTTACTGTACTCGAGTTTTTATTTATAATGAATATTATTTGTCCTTGTGTACCGTTTGCAAGAGAAGAAGCATAAACACCTGCACTACTATTAAAAATATGTGTAGTTTTAGACAAAGACATTACATGCCCATTACCTTCAGTAATAATTGAAGAAGTGCCTGATGAGAATGCAGAACCTGTTGTTACGGTAACAAGTCCTGTTCCCTTACTCGTAACATTGAGTCCAACATTATTATCTGAACCTGTTGCTTCTAATGTAGGGTTATCACCTGTTGCGGCATTTGTAAGTTTGAAATGATTTACCGCACTTCCTGTCGAGGTTATCTCAACGAGTTCATTACCACTTGCATCTTGTATCTCAGTACCAATCTTAGGTGAGTTTATTGTAGGAGTTGTTAGTGTCTTGTTAGTAAGTGTATCTGTTGTTGCTTTACCAATTAAGGTATCCGTTGCGGCAGGTAAGGTTACTGTGACATCTGCAGTTGAAGCAGGTCCAATCAGAGTTGCCTTATTTGTTCCGTTGTTTGTACCTTCTAAGAATTCTATCTTACCCGCAGTAGTTGCAGTAGGACTTAATATAGGATTCGTTAATGTCTTGTTTGTAAGTGTTTGAGTCTCAGCATTGAGGGTAACTGTACCATCGGCATTAGGAAGAGTAATCGTTCTATCTGCGGTTGGAGTTACTACAGTAAGTGTTGTCTCGTAATTATCATCACTACCACTACCCTCAAACTCTACTCCAGTGGCATTAAACCTTACGGCATTAGTTAAACTATCACCACCTAATATTGTATAGAGTTCAGTAAAGTTTTCGTTAATCTTTTGCGCACCTTGACGAAGTGTATCGCCACCACCGTCATTCGCTGAACTTCCTTTATTTAATATTTGTTTTGCCATTTATAATATTCCTAATTCTTTATTCTATTTATAATAGTTATTGACTTATATTTTCAATTATTCGTGTTTACCTTGGTCTAATGTTTCGAATGCAAAGTCATTTGAGAAGTCAATACTATCATCATCAAAGGTTGGTGATGTTGCGAGTTGTGCTTCACGTAAACTTCCATACTGATTATTTATCTGTTCAATAGTAATACCGCTCGTTCCGTCGAATATCATACTTACAATCTCAGGTCGTATTCTACTTGTACTTGTTGACCCATCTGCTGCAGTATCTGTTACAATAGAAGTATGGTCTATAAATGCAGAGGCAGCAAAGGATGCTTGATTATGAACAGCGAATGGTGGGGGAGGTGCAACAATCACATCCGGAGCAAGTATAGTATCTAAGGTTGCACTTACTATTTGTATCTCTGAACCTAAGTAAGTTCCAGCAGGATGAACGAAAAGTTTGTACACATCTCTCCATTTATCTTGAGTTAGTTCTGACTTAATAAGTATTGCATGTCTTTGATATAACTTGTTATCTGTTATATACTTTTCACTAGTAGTTCCAATTTTATCACCAACATTAAATATGTTTTTC